ACGAAGAAGACGATGCACCAGTAGCAACTGCACCAGTGGCTGCTCCTAAAGCAACTAGTCAGAAAGCCGAAGACATTCTTGCAATGATTCGTAACCGTAGTAAGTAATATTTAGAGGTGGGTAATTCCACCTCTAATTCTTTCGATGAATTATAAAGAATTTAAACTTCAAAGACTAGATCCTATTAGTCCTTCTTTTTGTGCAGTTAAATGGTTGACATCATCTTTTTACCTACATATAGGTACTACAAGTAGTTGTCATTATCCAACGCCACATCTAATAAATTTAGATAACGCAGATCAAGATATTAATCAATTTAACAACATTAACGAAAAAATTCAACAACGAATGTTGATGTTAGAAGGCAAATATCCTGATGATTGTTCAAATTGTTGGAACGCCGAAAATTCTGGTACTGATGTATTATCTGAAAGAATATTAGATAGTTACGAAGTAAGAGAATATGATTTTACTAAATTTAAGGCAAATACAACAACTGTTCCTGCCTTAATAATTGTTTCTTTTGACTCTTTATGTAATTTTGCTTGCTCTTACTGCGATGATACTCAAAGTTCTACATGGGCATCTGATTTAAAAACTAATGGCATATATCAAGAAATTGTAGGAGATAGTAAATTAACTTATCAAAAAATACAAAAAGTTGAGTTAGTAAACGATTACGAAAGAGTATTTAAATTATTTGCAAAATACGTAGCATCAAATATTAGTAAAGTTAAGTATATAAATTGTATAGGTGGAGAACCATTGATTAGTCCAAATTTTTGGAATTTTATGAATGTCTTAAGTCAACTAGATACTAAACATTTAACGTTATATGTTAACACTAATTTAAGTAATATAGAAAGATTAAAAACATTACTGAGTTACAAAGATAACTTTAAAGCTCTAAAAATTCAGGCAAGTGCTGAGAATACTGGATTAAAAGGAGAATTTGTGCGTAAAGGTTTCTCTTGGGATGAATTTAAATCTAATTTAAATTTTCTACTAGAAAATGAAATGTCTATTAACATCAATGCAACACTTTCTGGGATAGCACTTGATGGTTTTTGTGATTTTGTAAATTACATACAAAATCTTCCAAATTATAAAAATATTTCTCTATTTGTCAATAAGGTAAGACATCCAAATTTTCAAAGTATGCAATCCTTACCTATACATTTACGGCAATTATATGCAGACAAATTTGAAAATTTAGATATAAAAAATAATTTAAGATTAACCGAGCAAATTAATTCTATTATACATATATTACGCAATGACTATCAAACCTTTGATAATGTTTCAATTGATGTTTTGCAACAAAGCGCACGATATTTTTATAAAGAATATTCTAAAAGACACAATTTAAACATTAAAAAAACATTTAGTGCCGAATTGGCAGATTGGTTACTTTCTTAATGTTAACATATTTAGATCCAATACTTTTTCCTGATGAGTGTATAATTTATGAAATAAAGAACAGATATGTTTATTCAATTTTTAAAAATGGATCTTCGAGTTTAGTTAAAGCAAAAGGTAGAATTTTAACTACTTCAGAAATTACCTCTCTAAAAGAAGTTGATATTTTTTTAAGAGATCCTTTTGATAGATACATATCAGGAGTACAAACTTATATTAATAACATTGGTCAAGAATATGATAAAGAAACAGTATTGAAATTAATTTCTCAATTTTTATTTCTTAATCGCCATTTTGCATTACAATTTCATTGGATAGTAAATTTAACAAGATTTACAGAGGCACGTTTACACTTTAGGCACATAAATGAACTAAACATGTTCACAGATCACGTTTCTAATTCTTCAATAAGAAATCAAATATTAGTTGAATATTTTCGTGATAATAAAAAATTACAATTTTATCTTTTATTAGATAAAGTATTGTACGAAGAATTTTTAGGAGAAACTGTTTCGTTTAAAGTAATTTTGCAAACTATTAAAGAAAAATATAGTGATTTGTATAATGAAATAATACAGAGATCTATAAACTTAGGAAAAACTATCTATGTTTAATAACCCAAATTATCCATCAGATCCTAAAAAAATTAGAACACATTTAGAATTGGAATGTGATTCTTTAAATAAAATTCAAGAAGAAATACTTGATTGGGTCGATAAAAACACAAATTTTTTACAAGATGTGTCTGATAATCAATTTTGGAAAAAAATAGAATATAAAGATCTAGCTAAAAGATGTCCTAGTTTAATGTACTATATGAAATCAATTAGAATGCCAATACAGGAAATAGTAATTGGTTTATTAACTGAGGCAATGAAAGATGATGGTTTTGTATTGCATATTGGTGCACCTCCATTAAACTTTAAAATTAATTTTCCAATTTTAAATACAGAGGACGTATATACAGAATGGTACGATATACCTAAGAAAGATTTAGATCAGTTAAGTCTTTTTATAAATGAGCATACTAATACTCAACAGTATGATTTAGGAGAATTACATTCTACTGTGCATGAAAAATATGAATTAGTTACAAGTTATAATATGCACAAATGTCCAATCATTTTTAATTCGTGGATTCCACATAGAGTAATGCCTGGCCCTAATGCAAAATTTCCGAGAATAATGATAGCAACTATGCCTATTATAGATCCTATACATTTAATGCAAAAATGAATTGTCCTAGACTAGATCATTTTGTTAGATTTAACTCTAATGGAACAGTAAGTCGTTGTGGACATATGGTAAACCCTATGCAGTTTGAATCTTTAATAGCAATGGATGATAGTATATGGTTGCATAATATAAAATCAACTATGGCTAAAGGATTATGGCCTAAAGAATGCATTAGGTGCAAAGAAACAGAAAACAATGATAATACAAGTATAAGATTAAATTCTATTGAGTTCGATAATAAGCAAACAATACCTGATTATATTACAGTAGGCGGAGTTTTAGATAATATTTGTAACAGTGGATGTTTGTCTTGTAATGAAAATCATAGTACTAAAATTGGTAGTCTTAAATTTAAATTATATCCTATGATTGATAATACAAAACGTTTTTGGCAATTGCCTATCGAACGCATTGTACACTTAGATATTAATGGCGGCGAACCTAGTGCTAGTAAAAATTATAAATCAATTTTACAAAATTTACCTGTTAATGTTAAATCAGTTAGAATTAACACAAATTGTAGTTCAGTTATAGAAGAAATATATTCTTTAATTGATAGAGGTATTAAAATAACCATTACAGTCAGTTTAGATGGCATAGAGGATGTACATGATTTTGTTAGATGGCCTATAAAATGGGATAAATTCTATCAAAATCTTATGCAATATAAATCTATTCCAAATATAGAATTGAATACTTGGACTACAATAAGTTCTCTTAATCTACATAATTTTGAGGCAATAAAACAGTTTACTATAGATAACAACATAGAACATTCTTATGCCTTTTTACATAGTCCCGAAGTTATTAGTGTTAAATATCAAAATAATTTAACCTTGCCTTACAAAAATATGTTTCCGGACGTAGTTGCTATTGCGGAAAACAATCAGACTTTATTAGATAATTTTATCATAAATGAAAAAAAGTTAAGAGGAATAATAGAATAAGCATGAAAATTGCTATTACCGGACATACTAAAGGAATAGGACAGGCACTAGCTAAAGTCTACGCCGATCAAGGGCACACCATTGTAGGCATGAGTAGAACTAACGGCTATAATATAAGAGTGATACCTAAGTTAGTGAATACTATAGCCGAATGTGATATGTTTATTAATAACGCTCAAGCCGGCTTTGCACAAACGGAATTATTATTTGAAGTTTATAACTCTTGGGCAAATACAAGGAAAAAAATTATTGTTATAAGCACAATGATGACACAACATCCTATATCAATAATTCCCGGATTAGACCAATATAGAGTACAAAAAATTGCACTCGAAGAAGCAGTTATGCAGTTAAGAGCTAAAAAATTAGGCCCAGAAATAATTTTAGTAAGACCAGGAGATATAGCAACTACGCCAGAAAAAACTGTTCCGCCAAGCGCAGATGTTGATGTTTGGGCACACAAATTAGTAACAATATTAGATTTAGTAGGTCCTGAATTGGCGATAGGAGACTTGAGTTTAGGACCGTCATTCTATGAATTATAAATCTTACTTAACTAATAAAAATTTTTGTCCAATTCCGTGGACAGGTATAATGTATAATTTTGACGGTAACGTTAAAAATTGTATACGAAGTTCTTCTCCAATAGGAAATATTAAAGATACTCCAATTGCAGACATAGTAAACAACGTTCAAAATATGTCTACAAAATTTAACATGATCATTAATGAACCTGGTAACAGATGTTCGCCTTGTTATGATTTAGAAAAAGGAAAAAATAGTTTTGATATTATTAGTGATAGAGTTTTCTATTTAAAAGAATTAAAATCTGTATCTTTAGAGTTATATAAACAACCAAATACTTTCGATTTACACAAAGTAGATTTACGGTGGTCCAATTTATGTAACTTTGCCTGTGTATATTGCGATTCTACATTTAGTAGTAAGTGGGCGAATGAACTTAAAGTTAATATTGAAACGCCAGAGTCGGCAAAAGTGGCTAATTTAAAAAATTATGTTTTTGATCATGTCGCACAGTTAAAACATGTTTATCTTGCCGGTGGGGAACCTTTGTTGATGAAGGAAAACTTTGAGTTCTTAACTTTACTTAAAGAAAAAAATCCTGCTGTTAATATACGGATAAACACTAATTTAAGCAAAGTTGATACACGTATATTTGATTTAATTTGTACATTCAAAAATGTGCATTGGATAGTTAGTGTGGAATCAATGGAAGATGAATATGAATATATTAGATATGGAGGAGTATGGCAAGATTTTGTAGATAATTTGTCAACTATCACAAAACTAGGGCATAAAATTAGTTTTAACATGCTACATTTAGTTCTCAATTATAAATCAATTTTTGATTGTGTGGATTATCTTACCGAGCTAGGCTATCATCCGAATAGTTTTGTAATAGGCGCACTACTCAAACCTGAGTTTCTAAATATTAGGAATTTACCTGATAATATGTTACAATTAGTTAAAGAGAAATTAACAGAAAAGATTAATTTAAATCCTGGATTTCTATTAGAAAATGGGTATCGTAATATGTTAGAATATATAAATCAACCTCACACAAAAAATTTAAACTTAACGTTCGAACAACTTCATATGATAGATAAACGTAGAGGATTAAATAGCACTAAAATTTTTAAGGAACTTTACAATTATGGCAACCAAACCTTTTGATGTATCAAAATTTCGCAAAAGTATTACAAAAAGTATTGACGGTATCTCCGTCGGATTTAACGATCCCACAGACTGGATCTCGACTAACAACTACGCTCTTAACTATCTTATTTCAGGCGACTTTACCAGGGGTGTTCCGCTTGGTAAAGTTACGGTATTTGCTGGAGAATCTGGTGCGGGTAAATCCTTTATCTGCTCAGGAAATTTGGTCAAGAACGCTCAAGAACAAGGTATCTATGTTATCCTTATCGATAGCGAAAACGCACTCGACGAAGCATGGTTACATGCTCTTGGAGTTGACACTAGTGAGGACAAACTACTCAAACTAAACATGGCCATGATTGACGATGTGGCCAAAGTGATTCACGACTTTGTTAAAGAATATAAAGCACTACCCGAAGAGCAAAGACCTAAAGTATTATTTGTAATTGACAGTTTAGGTATGTTGTTAACACCAACAGATGTCAATCAATTTGAAGCCGGAGACTTAAAAGGTGACATGGGTCGTAAGCCTAAGGCACTAACGGCTTTAGTTCGTAACTGCGTAAATATGTTTGGGAGCCTAAACATTGGACTTATTGCGACAAATCACACGTATGCTTCGCAAGATATGTTTGATCCTGACGATAAAATTTCCGGTGGACAAGGATTCATTTACGCAAGTTCTATTGTGGTTGCCATGAGAAAACTAAAACTCAAGGAAGATGAGGATGGCAACAAAATCTCTGAAGTTAAAGGTATTAGAGCAGCTTGTAAAATTATGAAAACTCGCTATGCCAAACCATTTGAAAGTGTGCAAGTTAAAATTCCTTATGAGCAAGGAATGAATCCATATTCGGGATTGGTTGATTTGTTTGAAGGAAAAGGTTTATTGACTAAAGAAGGCAATAGTCTTAAATACACGCTAGCAGATGGTACAGTTATCAAGCAGTTCCGTAAGGCGTGGGAACGTAATGAAAATAGTTCGCTTGATCAAGTAATGGTTGATTTTGCTGCTAACCCGCACAAACAATCTGTAACTCAACTAGAAGAGGAAACTGTAGAATGAGCATCGATGTTGAAATTTTAATTGAAACTTATACTGTGCTTAAGGAGTATATTCCTAGTAAAGAACGTCAAGCTGCTGCTGATAATTTAATGAGTACATTAGTAGATGCTCTTAGCGATAGAGAACTTAAGGAATTTGGTGGTACTGACGGATACACTAAACGTGCATTAGAAGAATATATAACAGACGATTACGACGAATACGAAGACGAATAATGTGGTATAATCGTATTGTTGCAAATCTTGGAGAAATTCCGGCCTTCATTGATTATTATGAAGGTGAACTCGTACAAGCAAAAACAGAGACATTTATACGAGGTAATGTTGAAAAGTCCGCTGCGAATTTACCGGGTATTACAGAGCACAGATTTAACCAGCTTCAGGAGATCGAGGCTGTACTTAACTATCTTAATATACAACTTCGCAAGATTA